TGCTCCTCATCCTTGAAGAGGTGTTTAAGATGCTCGACGGTTACTCTAAGGTTACACCAAAAGTGTTAACTGATGTATCTCTTTCCATGAGTTCGTCAAACCTGTGTTCTGCCTTCAGCTTCTCCCTACCAGACACCAAAGTATTACGCGGTGTCTATACGGAAGGGAAAGTTGACTTTGGCCCGTCTTATCCAGACTGGCGAAAGAAGGCAGCGAGACACGAAGATGCTACAAGCAGTCTTAGTGGATCGCTCACGTGGCTTCATTACCAACCGGGTTATATTTCCGGGCATGTTAATTGTGCCGCCGCAAGGCGAAACGTATATGACCACTTACAGGGTTCACATCTGGTTGTACCTCAGATACCCGCCGTCAGAGACATTGAGCACCTTGGACCTGATGTGGATGCAGACAATGCGGCTAAAACCGCATTCATGGCTGATTTACGGGATGCTCAGACGGCCTTCCAGGGATTAACTTTCCTGGGAGAACTCCGTGAGACCCTAGCCATGATTAGGCGTCCTGCAAAAGCTCTTCACGATGCAATTTTTGTTTGGAAAAAAGTGATCTATCAACAGTTGTTGAAGAAGGGTCACGCCAATCATTTTATAAACCTCGTGAAGTCTGGTAGCAAACTCTCCAATGCCCAAAAAGCAAAGGTGAAAGCTATCGCTGACGCAGCTACGGGTAGCTGGCTCGAAAAGTCTTTTGGTTGGAACCCCCTTGTCAATGATATTGATGATGGGATGAAGGCCTTGGCTAATCAGCTTGTCCAAGAGAACTATTATCCTGGCATAGCCATTCGAGCCCGTGGGAAGAATGAGGATACTTCAAGTGTGCCATATGAAAACGGCGGCGGTGGAATCTTCCACTTTACGTCCGATCTACTGACTCACACGAAGGACCTCGTCGTGTACCGCGGATACTACTCAGGGAACGCTCAAGATGCACTTGCTGCTTCAAAAGCTCAAGCGTATTGGGGTATCCGGTTGGAAGAGCTTGCTCCGACAATCTGGGAACTCACTCCTTGGTCGTTCTTATTTGATTACTTCCTTAATATAGGAGACATAATCACCGCCGCGTCGTACTGGCGGGCCGGGCTTGCCTGGTCTAACAGAACGATAGTCTCCCAATCTGATCGGGCTATACTCAGGATTAAACCTGACGTAGACTCCTTTAAGACTTGGGGTGCTGTCATCGACGAGTTCATACCGCAGACCACGGTCGTCCATAATAAGGTGGTCCGTAGAGAGTCATACAACGGGACGTTTATCCCAGACTTGGAGTTTTCCATCCCAGGAAAACCAAATCAATGGCTCAACATGGCTTCCTTAGCTTGGCTGAGAAGTGGTATATACTTACCCCATAAGTAATTATGGAAAATCAACTACAGAGGCTTTAAACATATGATCACTATCACAAGTCCCGTAACTGGGACCGCCCAAACTGGCCTAACCAGCCCTACCTTCACGCTTATTGAGGATACAAAGCCTGACGTGAATGCCATCCAATACGTTGTTTCAGCATTAGGTGGTACTCAGACTGGCGTCGAAACTCATACAGCGTCAAATCCTTTTACGATCTCGGTGTTCAAACCGAAGAACGTGAAGGTGCGCACCAACCCCGATGCAAATGGGGTTTACCGTAACATTCCATTCAACACGACCAAACTCCACGTGCGAAAGGGCGTAGGTGTTGGCAATACTGTCAAACAGGTTGACCTTTACACCGTAACCCTCAAATCCCACGCAGGAGCTGATGTCGAAGATCCGGAATCCATACGGTCCGCGCTTTCCCTTCTGATAGGGTGCCTCAGTCAGGTCTCAGCAAGTCTGGGTGACCAGCTTGTGAACGGTTACTAAGGTGCGGTATATCCGTTACCTTCTTGTAGCCTATGACCTTGCTCTGGCCGTAGGGATGTGCGCAAAGCATGTCCATGCGCGGATTAAGGCTCGGTTCAACGGGACCCCAAAATAGGGGCCGCTGTTCAAAGCTTTAGTTCTAATCAGAACTCCTTTATGTGTATAAGAGGTGATCTAATGATCAATTTCTCAACTCTTAATGCCCTCCTTAGTGAGGACCTTAGCTCTTGGATTCGAAACCCAGGAGCGCCTGAAGAAGAGTGGACTAGTATAGCGGCTCGTGCGATGCTTGAAAAAGGCTTAAGTAAAATGCCTTCCCAAGTGTCAAAGGATGCCGACTTCTATGCCACTCTGAAGTTCCTTTTCGCAAACGAAAAATGCGGAACGTGGGACCATGACTCGAAATTTGAGTCCTCAGGTTTGTCGTCTAAGCCTTATGGTGAGTACCTTCTTGGCACCTTTGCCAACAAGCTCTACCACTTCTTCATGCCTCAGGGCCAACCGTTGATCTCTGACTTCGGTCAGATCTTCGATCGGGCTCGACATGGGCCGGGTACCGCCTTCGCGGTCGATGGAACGGATACGTACACAAAGATGTGCGATAGTATCTTGACGACAACAAGTCCAACCCTGTACAGAATGTACAGCGCGTGGTGTATGGAAGACCCAAGACGCAATGCTGTTGAGGCAACGCGTGCTTTTACTTGGGGTACCTATGCACTTCTGCGAGGGAGTCGGATGTTTTACGTACCTAAGGAAAGTGATATCTCCCGTACTGCGACAAAGGGTCCTTCCCTTAACGTGTACGGTCAACTGGGAGTTGGAGAAATCATAGCCGCCCGCCTAAAAAGCGTATACGGCATAGATCTATCCGACCAACCTATGTTGAATAGAGATTTGGCTTACATGGGCAGCCTTTTCGATGGTTTTGCAACCATTGATCTGCGTGCAGCTAGTGACTCGAATGCGAGACCTATGCTCAGGAAGTATCTACCTCCAACGCAAATGGGCTGGCTCGAACTGTTTGGGGAGAGTGTTGTTGAAATACGCTCCTTTGATAGTAAGGACCAATCATATCGTCCGTGTAAGCTTGACATGATGTCCACGATGGGTAATGGTTTCACTTTTCCATTGGAAACCGCCCTTTTTACGTGCGTCGTGTCGGCAGTCTATGACCTGTTCGGAGTACCCCTCCATCGTAACGTGAGGGGACTAACTACGCCTGACAGGTTGCGGCCTGGTAACTTCGGAGTCTTTGGAGACGATATCATCGTACTTCCGCACCTTGCGGGGTATGTGATAGAGCTCTTAGACTATCTCGGATTCCAGACCAATACTGCCAAGACCTTCGTCGAAGGTCCTTTCCGTGAGTCATGCGGTTGCGACTACCATGGTGGTAAGCCGGTCCGCCCTGTCTTCATCGGCAGTGTGGA